GCAGCGCCTTCATGAGTTTCTTCTTGAGCTTGTAGACGGGTGTCTTGACACCCTTCACGTCCACGACCACGCGCTTGCCAGTGGCGGTGTCGGTGAACACTTCGTCGGCGATGAAGTCGCAAATGTGGTGCGGGCCGATTGCCAGCTTGAAGCGCACTTGGCGTTCCAAGTCTGTCACCCAGCCCGCCTTCTCTTGCAGCTTCATTTCGCACCAGTGCTTGTATTCGCGCTGGCTGGCGAAGCGGCCTTCTTCGGTCGTGACGGGGCGGGCTTTGTACTTGTTCATGAGTGCGCGGCCCCGGCAGGAGGGTGAAGCCGGAGCCGCGCGGGCACTGCACCGCCGGGCACGATTAGGCTGTGCAGTGCGTTGTTCATATGCCAGCCGCCTTTGTCAGACTTGCAGCCTTCTCAGCCGTGGCACTGGGCATGGGCTTATCAAGAACCAGCGCCGCCGGGTCACGCACAGGCGTGCCCTTGATTTGCGCCGAGCAAATGCGCCAGTGCGCAAGCAGACGGTCCACCAAGTGCTGCTTCTTGGACATGGTGCCCAGACCGATAAGCGGGTCGCGGTTCACCTCGTCGATAATCTTGGCGATACTGTCGGCAGTCATTTCCTGAATGCCGCTTTCGCGCTTGATAGCTTCAAGCAGTTTCATGCTTCACCTCTTCCGTTTGGGGTTGACCCACCAGTCCCAGTTCAGCCAGTCGTTTCGCGCTGGCTTTTCTTGTCTGCCATTGGATTTCACGCTGCGTGGGCACGCGCGGGAGCTTCGGCAATCGCGGCGGTCGCGGCGGATTGATTGGCGGGCACATGGTCGGCTGTGCCAGGTTGTGCATGACCGTCGTGTGGTCCTTGCCGCCGAAATATTGGCCTATGCGCGGATAGGACCAGCCCCGCACTTCGCGGAGCCGGCGCATGGCGTCACGCCTTGCATAGACATAAGGTCGCTTGCGTTCGTTGCTGCACAAATCGGCGAAGGTGATAGCCGTGTTGTTCAGCGTGTTGTGCCACCACAGGATTTCTTCGACGAGCGAGCGGGTATCCTGACCCGGCGTGCGAATGTCGTCCTGAATTTTCCGTGCGTTCCAGATTGCCGATTCGGGGACACGGAGGCGAAACGACGCCTGCCGCGTGCATTCATTGTGAATTGGTAAATTTGATTGCGCGCATTCTTCCTTCACGATGACCATGACAGTCTCCCCCTATTCTGCTGCGGCGATTGATTGTTTTTGGCGGCGCATAAATTCGACGCGCGCAAGGTGAATGTCAGAGGCGGTGACTTGGCCGCCCGTGACTTCGATAATCTTCTGCATGGTGTCCGGTGAGACGCCGTGCTGACCCGAGCGCACGCGCTGCACAAAGGTCCGGTGACGACCAATCCGCTGGGCGAATTCTGTCGTCGTGATGGCATTTGACGTGAGATAGGTATCTAGCAACATGGTTCCGCATAGTGCATACGATGCACGTTATGTCAAGAACGTCCGTGCACTGGGTGCCGTGGCGGCGGAATTACATGACGCGTATGTTGCACCATGCCCCGGGTGACAAAAATCAAGCGAACAAGGGAGCGCCACTTCATAAAGGAATGGCGCATCTTCCGGGGGCTGACCCAGGAGCAAATGGCCTCGCGGGTCCAGCTATCGCGGGAAAATTATGGCCGGATTGAGGGCGGGAAAGTCCCCTACAATCAGGATTTCTTAGAGTTAGCGGCCTACGCCCTGCGGTGTGACCCGGCTGACCTCATCATGCGAAACCCTACCGACCCGTCAAGTTCATGGTCCATTATGGATAACCTGAAGAAGGCGGACGCCAGCACGCGAGAGCGGATAGCGGCGGTGGTCGAAGCCCTATTGAAAACAGGCAGTTAACCAGATAGCGTGCACATAATGCACATTGCCTGTTGACACAGGTGTGCATGGTATGCACATAGTAGCCACGTCACAAGGAGGACGACGTGGTGAACGCAGAACGACTTTCGGCCCTCGCAATCGCGCTGGCCATTTTCGCAGGGGCGGGTCTGACCGCCTTTAATATCGGGCGCTATGACGCCCAGCAGCGCATTTCGTGCAAGGCGCTGAAGCCCCTCACCCTTCCAGTGAAGGGGACGCTGCCGTGATTAAGACCAGATTTGAAATTGAAGAGGTGACGCAGTCACCGGAACTCGTCGCTGCGTCGGAAGAGTTGAGCGCGGCGAAGCTGGTCAAGGAAGAGCTGGCCTTGACCCGCAATGACAGCGTCTCGCTGTCGATTGCTTACGAACTGGCCCTCACCCAATGGGCGCGCGCGTCCTTGAAGTTCGAGCGGCTCCTGTCGGAGGCGCTGGCATGACCAACGTCACGCAAATGTTTCCAGACAGCGAGCGTCTGCACAGTCAGGACGCTTTGAAGAGCGCCATTCGCCAGCAACTGGCGGCGGCGATTGGAATCCTGCAGCGGGAGGAAACCCCGGACGCGGACATATTGTTTGTCCTGCGCCGGATGGAAGAGGCCGCGAACCTTGTTCGCGTCATGTACGAAATGCGCAATCTGAAGGAGGACCTTCGCAATGTATAAGGATTATGTGGGTCCAGATAGCAAGCTGCTAGACGAAGACGTGGACGACATCGCCGCCGTCCAGCAGCAAGTCGAAGCCCTTCGCCGACTTGTCAACCGCCTGAAAATGAACAGCGTGGCGGGCAAGAAGTGGCAAGAAGAAATCTACGACTTGCTGGAAGTGGCGCTCCACGACAGCAGCACGGAATGGCTGGTCGAGAAGGGTCGTGACCTTGTAGCCATACGGGAGCCGTTCTAATGGACAGGCGCGGTTATATCGGCGGGTCAGACGCAAACATTATCCTGTCGGGCGATGCACAGCGCATTGCCCGGTTGGTCGCTGAGAAGCGCGGCGAAGTGGAACCGGAAGACCTGTCCCGGTCGCTGCCGGTTCAGCTTGGCATATGGACTGAACAGTTTAATCGGAACTGGTACGAACTGCAGACCGGGAACCAAGTCACGGGCGTTGACGAAGTTTGGACGCACCGGGACCACACCTTCATTCGTGCCAGGCTAGACGGCTTTGTTGCGGACGCAGTTTTCGAAGCCAAGCACGTCAACCCCTTCGGCGATATTGAAGGCGTCGTGCAGCGCTACATGCCGCAGCTTCACCACTACATGACGGTGACAGGCAAGCGCACGGCAATCCTGTCGGTACTGGTCGGGACGCAGCGCTGGGAATGTTTCACCGTCGATTACGACCCGTTCTATGCCGACTTGCTGCTGAATGCGGAACTTCAGTTCTGGAACAACGTCCAGAATGGCGGGGACGTGACCCCAGTCACGGCAGAACCACCCAAGCCGCGCAATGCCAAGCTGAAGGTGGACATGACGGGGCACAATGAGTGGGCGTCATGGGCCGACGCTTGGCTATCGACCAACAAGCCCGCGAAGATAAATGCGGGCGCGGCGAAGGAACTGAAAGCCTTGGTGCAGGACGATGCCGCAGAAGCGTCGGGCCACGGGGTTGTCATTAAGCGCGCGGCAAACGGCAACCTGTCAATCCGCGAGGCGCGGTCATGAAGCGCCCCGCAATCAGCGCCAGCATGAAGCTGGAAGCCCTGAAGGCGGGCCAGGTTCAGGCGGCTTGCTATATCTGCAAGCGCGTCTGTCCGTGGGACCAGTTCCACTTCGACCATATTCAGGCGCTTGTGGATTCCGGCACCCACGAAGCAAGCAATTTAGCGGTGATTTGTGTATGGTGTCACCGGGAAAAAAGCGCGTTTGAACACCAACGCAATTCCAAATCCAAGCGCCTGAAAATCGCGCGCGAACTGCACGAAAAGATTGTGTCGGGCGAAATGGACCGCCCGCAAAGCAAACTGAAAGGCCGCAAGTTCAGCGGCTGGCGGAAGTTCAACGGGGAAAGGGTGAAATCATGAAGGAACTGGCAGTCGCCATGGCAAAGGCCCAGGCGCAAGTAAAAACGGCACTGAAGGAAAGAACCAACGGCGGCTTCAAGAACAAATACGCCGACCTGACCAGCATTTGGGACGCCTGCCGTGAGGCGCTGACAAAGAACGGCCTGTCCGTCATTCAGCGCACCGACTTTGAAGGTTCGACAATCTGGCTGGAAACAATGCTGCTGCACACTAGCGGCGAGCATGTTTGCAGCCGCTATCCGCTACGCCCGGTGAAAGAAGACCCGCAGGGGTTTGGAAGCGCCTTGACCTATGCCCGGCGCTATTGTCTCGCCGCCATGGTCGGCGTCGTGGCTGACGAAGACGACGACGGCAATGCCGCCAGTGGCCGACCAAGCCAGCCCGCCGACAATGCCCGCCAGCCCGACCGCAGTCAGGCGGCGCGCGCGTTCGTGACGGAAAGTATCAAGGCGATTGGCAGCTTAAAGACCGAAACCGCCTTGGACGATTGGTATGCGGAGAACGCACCCAAGCTGGCGAGGCTGAAGGAAAGCTACGCCGACGAAGCCAAAATGATTGCGGGCGCTTTGGCAGAACAACGCAAAACGCTGGTCAAGGTGGCGGCGGAATGAACACGAACAAGCGCCCCCAGTCTGAACTTTACCGCGAAGCCGCCATGAAGTGGGCGGATTTAGACGCCGCCGCGCGCATGCTTGAGGAAGGCAAGAGTGCCGTCCTAAGCCAGCGCATGACGGCACTGGGAGACATGGCCGTCAGCAAGGCGGAACTCACCGTGAAGGCCAGCGACTTCTGGTCGGACTATATCAAGAAAATGGTCCGCGCCCGGACGTTGGCGAACCAGGCGAAGGTGGAAGTCGAGTTTCTCCGCATGCGCCATTGGGAAGCCACGCAAGACCGCGCGGACCATAGGTACGAGGCCCGAATGTCATGACCAACACCCCCGACCCTTCACGTCTGGAACGCCTGATAGCGGCCCTTCTGGCTTTGCTGGCAGACAGAGAAGCCACGATTAAGGGGCTGCGGCGGGAACTGGACAGGAAGGACGAAGAGGGATGAGGCTGCTCGACCTGTTTTCCGGTATCGGCGGGTTTAGCTTGGGCCTCGAGCGCGCCGGCTTCCGCACCGTCGCATTCTGCGAGATTGAGCCGTTTTGCCGTGCTGTATTGCGTAAACACTGGCCGGAGGTGCCTTGCTATGAAGACATCAGAACCCTGTCAGCAGACACTCTTCGACGAGACGGAATTGCCGTCGATGCAATCTGCGGCGGCTTCCCCTGCCAAGACCTTAGCCATGCTGGAAAGCGCGCTGGCCTTGAAGGTGAAAGGTCTGGTCTGTGGGGAGAGTACAGGCGACTTATTGGCGAACTACGACCCCGCTTCGTCATCGTGGAGAACGTCCCAGGCTTGCTTAGTCTCGGGATGGGAACCGTTCTCGGAGACTTGGCCGCGCTCGGGTATGATGCTGTCTGGGACTGTATACCTGCGTCAGCCGTTGGCGCACCACACAAGCGAGACAGGGTCTGGATTGTGGCCCACTCCATCAGCCCAGTGGTTAAACGAACCGACGTTAGAGCATACGGCAAAAAGGTTTGTGCAGAGGCGCGGAGATTTGCCGCTCTCTCAGATGGTGCGGATGTTTCCAACCCCATCAGCAAGCGACAACAGGGACAGGGGCAACCTCTCAACCCCTTCAATTCGACGCCGGGTCGAGAAGGGGAAGCAGTTGATGCTTTCAATGGTTGTGTCGGAGGTCAGTGGGCGTCTGAACCCGACGTGGGTCGAGTGGCTAATGGGGTTCCCAACAGGTCACACCGACTTAAAGCCCTCGGAAATGCCGTCGTCCCCCAAGTCGTTGAGGCAATCGGGCGGGCCGTCATGGAAGGATTGAACGCAGCATGAAAATCTTCAGCCCCCGGACACTGGCAGAAAGGTGGGACTGCCACCCGTCCGCCATTCGGAAACTTATCCATGAGGGCCGCTTGCAATCTTTCCGCGTTGGGAACTTAATACGCATTCAGCTAGCCGAAGTGGAGCGGTTTGAATGCAGCGGCACCGTGTCGCCCGATACAAGGGCGGGTTCGTCCTCGAATACTATGACGGCGGAAAGCGATACCGAAGAGCGTTGCGTGCGACTAACGTGGGCGCAGCGCACGCAGAGGCCGGGGACTTAATCCGGGCGATTGAACGGGGGAAGCTGGGGCGGCTGACCATTGCCGGGGCTATCAGGCACTACCTGGAGAAGTCCAAAGCCATCGGCCTGCCGATTATGGAATTGCAGTCCCGCCATGTGGTCAAGGGGCTGGGCGACATTCCCGCCGATGCCATCAATCAGGACGCCGTTGACCAGTATGTGTCAGGCCGCAAGGCCAGCGCCGGCACGATTAGGAAGGAATTGGGTATCCTGCGGGCGGCTCTTCGCCATTGCGAGAAGCAAAGGCTAATCACCAAGGCCCCGCATATCAGCCTGCCGACAGCCCCACCCCCGCGCGACCGACGATTGACCCGCGACGAGTTCGCAAGGCTGCTGGACGCCTGCAAGGCCCACCATGTCTGGCTGTTCTGCATGCTTGGCTGGCACACGGCGGCGCGGGCCAGTGCCATTCTGGAACTGACATGGGCGGACGTGGACTTGCCCGGTCGCAAAATCCACTACAAGGCCGCTGGACGGCAAAAGCGCCGCGTATCGGTGCCTGTCAATGATAGCCTGCTACCAGCCTTGGAAGAGGCCAGGCGCGGGGCCATGACGCCATTCGTGATTGAGTATGCCGGGAGGCGGGTCGCCAGTATCAAGCGCGCCTTTGCGGCCAGTGCCGAAAGGGCGGGGCTGGACGACGTAAGCCCGCATGTGCTTCGCCATTCAGCCGCCTGTGCCATGGTCGAGGCCGGAGTGCCCATGGAGGCCGTGGCGCAGTTCTTGGGGCATAGCAACCCGTCCGTGACGTTCAGGGTCTATGCAAGATTCAGCCCGACCTACTTGCAAGGCGCGGCGAAGGCTTTGGGCTGAAAATAATTTCGTATGACCTCTTGACCCTGCCCTTGGTGTGCCCTATCTTTAGGACATGGCGCAGGGCAATCAGGCCCGCGTTGATTGGCTAGGAGGCCAAAATGTTCAATGTCGGTTTCACCCTCTACGCAGCGGCCCGCTTCTACATTGACACCCGCGTGTCCTACTCGACCATGTGCGCTGCCCCGTATTTTGCGGCCATGATGGACGACCTCAAGGTTGACTTTATCGACGAAATTGCCGGCACCCCTCAGATGGCTTCTTAGGGGGGAGCCAATGACAAAACGTAACGGAAAAACCGCCGAAGGTAGCCACGAATACGCCTTGGAAAACGGGATGCACGCTGTCCGCATGGGAAATGGCGAGTGGTACATCTTCGCCGGCAACCGCGACATCGGCGTTGATTTCAAGACGCTTCGCGAATGCCGGCGGTGGGCGAGAGAAAACAACAATGCCTAACCACCTAATCCAAGTCGGAGACTAGCCAAATGGCATACGTCACTTACGTTGTAGACCGCGACGAAACAGGCACGGCAATCGCCGCCGCCATGACAGAAGCGGAGGCCCGTCGTGTTGGGACAGTCCGTCTCCTGACGCATATCGGCAAGCTGGGCACGTCGGGCTGGCTTCAGACATTGGAGCGCGACCTGACCGAAAGCGAGACCGCCACTATCGACAAGATACTGGCGGAAGCCTTGGAGCAATAATGCGAGGCGACCTGATAAAAGTGGGGGAGGCCCTCTACGGGCC